GTGAGGCGCGGGCCGACGATCAACCTCCGTGTCGTCTGCCGGCTGCGCGAGCTGCGCGGCGACGCCACCATCGCCGAGCTCGCCGACCGGGCCTACATCCACCGCGGCACCCTCTCACAGTTGGAGCGCGGCGAACGCCTCCCCAGGCCCGCGCACATCACAGGGCTCGAGCGAGCGTACGGGCCGAGGGTGGGCTGGTACGCGGTCGAGGTCGAAGCCGACGAGGCGCAGCCGTGAGCGTCGTCTGCGCCCGCCGCGGCTGCTCCACGCCCGTCCCGCCGAGCGCGCGGCTCGCCGGCGACGAGTTCTGCAGCGCCGCCTGCTGCCGCTGCGTCCACGGCGTCGAGGACCGCACGCTCAAAGACGCCAGCCCGCGCCAAAACGTCTGCCGCGGCTGCGGCTGCCAGTACGAAAACGAAACCGCAGGCTGCCGCTCCTGCCACGCCAGACACCACAGCCGCCGACGCGGGAGGGCTGCCGCGTGAGTCAGCAGCTTGACCTGGGCGGCTCCGAACACCCCGCAGGCGTGCGCCTGACAATCCGGCAGCAGGCCGCGCTCGAGTTCATCAGCCAGCATCAGCCCGCCGCGTCCGACGTGCTGGGCGCGTTCCTGCACTGGCGCCGCCGCATCGAGGGCGGCTACGGGCATGACGCCGACACACGCTGCGGCTACTGCGGTGAGGACGGCCTCCACGCAGCCCAGGCGCTCGCACGGAAGGGGCTCGTCCGACGATCCCGCGAAGGCTGGGCGCTCGCCGGCCAACTGCTAGCACAGCCTCCGCTAGCAGACCGCGGCGCGCAGGGCGACCTGCCGGAGAACTACTGATGAGCTGCCCCGGCAGCCTGTTCGCGATCCCCGACCTGCCCGCCACCGCAGGCCGAGCCCGCACCCTCACCTGCACCTGCTGCGGCGCCGCCGTCGACGTGTACGAGATCCCCCGCCGGTTCCTCCAGCCGGGCTCCTACGTGTGCGGAATTTGTCTCTGCGATCCAGAGCCAAAGCCGCCAGCGGAGACCAATGCCTAGCCCACTCACACCCTGTCCCGACTGCGGATCATTGAAGGCGGCGCGGGCCACGCGCTGCCGACCCTGCATGCACGCACACGGTCACGCGCGCCGCCGCGCAGCGAACGGCTACATCTGGAGAGGAGGGGACCGCGAGCACCGGATCGTCGCAGAGAGACTCGTTGGCAGGCCCATACGAGGCGATGAGCATGTCCACCACAAGAACGGCCTCAAGTGGGACAACCGCCCCGGGAACCTCGAGATTCTTACGGCGTCCGAGCACACGAAGACACACGCCACAACATCCGGTCTGACCGACGAGCAGATCAAAGGCCTGATCCTTGAGCGGATCCCGAGCAGCGAGATCGCCCGGGTCTACGGCGTATGGACGCATCGGATCGTGCGTCTGCGGCGCGAGCTGGGGATCGATGCAGGTGAGTACTACGCCCAGCGCGGGCGAAAGTTGGACCCCGAGCCGCAGCCGGAGGACGCCGCATGACCGAACGCGAGCTACAGCAGGCCGTGATCGACCTCGCCCGCGTCTTCCGTTGGAAAGTTGCCCACTTCCGCCCCGCCCTGACCGCCCACGGCTGGCGCACCCCCGTCCAAGCCGACGGCGCCGGCTTCCCCGACCTCGTCCTCGTCCGCGACCGCGCCGTCTACGCCGAACTCAAAGCCGTCCGCGGCAGGCTCACCGAGCGGCAGGCTGAGTGGCGGGCCGCGCTCGAACACGCAGGCCAGGAGTACCACCTCTGGACCCCGACCGACTGGGCTGACGGCAGCATCGACCGGGTGCTGATCCCCGACCTCAAAAAGGAGACCGCGTAGCGGATGGCCTGGCTCCGCCTCGACGACGGGTACGATACTCACCCCAAGCTGCTCAGCCTGCCCGAACAGCAACGCTGGCGCTGGACACGCGTCCTCCTCTACTGCGCCCGCTACCGCACCCGCGGACGCATCACACAAGAGGCCCTGACGGAGGTGGGCATCGACGCGCGCCTGCGCGGCCGTCTCCTCGAGCTTGCGCTCCTCGAAACCGCAGACGACGTCTACACAGTCAATGACTGGGCCGTCTACAACCCCGTCGACCCCACCAGCGCCGAACGCAAACGACGCTTCAAGGAACGCCACGGTAACGACGAAGGAACGGACGAGGAACGGGAGGGGAACGGAGAAAGGAACGCCGGGAACGCCGCTACGCGCGCAGCCGCGCGCGCGCGTCCCGTCCCCAACCCCACCCCAAGTACTAAACCAAGTACTACACCAGCAGCAAACGTGGACCTAGACGCCGCGCCCCACGCTGCTGCTGCCGACCACGACCAAGAGCAAGACCCCCGCCTCGAACGCCTCCGCCACGCCGGCTGGCGCAGCCCCAAGCAACAGACCGCCGCAGCCGAAGACCCAGACCGAGCCATCGCCTGGCTCAAACACGCCCTCAACGACCCGACCTGCCACACCCCCGGAGCGCTCGCCTGGCAGAACTACGCCTCCGGCGCCGACTGGCCCGCCGAACCACAGTCGACCGTCGCCCCCGGAGCCACCGGCAGCCGCTCCACCACGAAACCCCTCGTCCACCGTTGCCCCGAATGCGACCTCGTCCTCGCGTCCTACACCGAACGCGAGGACCACATCGACGCCGAGCACCGCACAGGCGTCGGAGCCCCACCCCCCGCCCAGCTCACCCCACTCCGCGGCCAGCTCGACGACGACCCCGAACCGCAACCCGCATAACACACCATCCGCAACTGACCGCTACCATCACCAACCAGCCGCAATGACCGCCCCCGCCGCTAGCCGCCGCAAACCCCCGCTCCGCAGCGGACGGAGACGCTTCGACTACGACGCAGCATTCGCGCTCTACATCGACCAAGGGCACAGCCGCAGCTACGCGCAGGTCGCCAGACACTTCGGCGTCAGCGAAGGCGCTGTTCGCAGGGTCGGCAACAGGGAGGGGTGGAGCGAGCGGCTGGCGAAGCTGGAGGCGCAGGTCGCGGTGAGGCTCGAGCGGGAGGCAGTGCGCTCGATCGAGCAGCGGCAGCGGCAGAACATTCTGGTCGCGAACAAGTGCCGTGACACGGTGCTCGACCCGGCCGTCGAGCTTGACCCGAGCGTGGCGTTGCGGGTGCTGCCGAGGTTGGCGCATCTCGAGCAGCTGTACGCTGGTGAGGCAACAAACCGGGTGGAGGTGGCGGAGATCCGGCCGCTGATCGACGCCTACAACGACGCCGTGGTCGCGCTCGAGGAGCTGGCCGCTCGGGTGGACGCTGGGGGGGCCAAGATGGTGGTGGAGACGCTGGACGAGACGCTGCGGGCGGTGGCGGCGGCAGCACGTGATAGCCGCGAGGTGCCGGCGTGAACGACCGGTTTCGCCGCCGGGTCGCAGCGGTCGCGGCGGTGATCCCGCCGGTGCTGGACATGCACGGCGGCGAGCGTTCGGTCGCCCAGTTGGAGGCGGAGCTCGGTCAGCCCGAGCACGTTGTGAGGGCGGCGTTGCGGGCGTTGGAGCGGGAGCGGTACGTGGCGCGGGTCGGCGGCATGGTGCGGCTGACGGAGACGGCCAAGGCTGCGCTCGCGGCGTGGGCGGAGGAGATCCAGACGGGTGCCGCGTGACCGTTGCAGCCGTCGCGAACCAGCATGCGGGCGGGATGCTGCCCGTGATCCTGGAACTCTCGCAGGGCGACGTCGGCGCAGGCGGCGTGGAGGGTCTGTGCCGTGGCGTGCTGAACCGGCTCACGTCGAGGCTGCCGACGCGGCTGTCGGAGCGCGACTACGACGAGGATCTTACGTTCCTGATCGGCGAGGCCTGGATCCGCTCCGGCAGGTTCACGCCGAAGCCCGGGATCGAGTTCGGCCCCTGGCTGTACCAGCAGCTCGTGTGGGCGCTGATCGACTACTGGCGGTCGTACAACGGGAGGGCCGGTGAGAAGCGGGTCGTTGACGAGCGGGCCTTCGAGCAGGCGTTCCGGGACGGCGGCGTCGATGACGGAGATCCTGCAGGTGATCGACCCGGGGCAGCTGACCGTAGAGGCGGCCGAGACGATCCGGATCTGCGGGTCTTTCCTCGCGGCTGGGTTGAGCTACCGGAGGATCGCGGTCGAGACGGGCCGGTCAGAGGACTGGGTCGCGACCAGGGTGCAGCTGCTGCGCAGAGAGCTGATCCTGCAGGCGGCCGCAGGCGCCCGGGAGCTGTCGGAGGGTCTGAGACGCAGGGTCGAGGAGGCACGCTCCGAAATCGAGCGTTCGCGGACTGCGCAGGTTGCGGATGGCGAACCTACGCCTGCGCCCCCAACGGCAAGCCCGGCTGGACACTCCCCGACCGCTGCCCCTGCGGAGCCGAGCTGTGACCGCTGACGTCTTCCGCCGGCTCGCGCTGCTCGCCGGCGCCACCGCCTACGTGGTCGCGCTCTGCCTCGTTGGCCTGTACGTCGCCTGGGCGATCGCCGTGGTTGCCGCAGTCGGCGGCCCCGTCGTGGCGCTGCTGCTGACCGTCGAAGCGTCCCCCACCGTCGACAGGCCCGCCGAGCCGGAGTACCCAGCGGGGACGCTCGTCGAACGGGACGGCAAGCTCGGGCCGCTGCGGCGCGGCCGCATGCCCGACCCGGCCGACGGCAGCTGATGGCGCGCGTGCCGGGTATGACGGCGGCGCTCGAGCGGCTCGGCAAGGACGTCCGCGAGCTCGAGAAAGATCGGCGCAGGCTCCGCAGGGCACGCAAGCAAAAGCGTCCGCGCCGACGGCGATGAGCGCGCTCGAGGAGCTGGCCGGCGGCTCCGTCAGGGGCCTGGAGCTGCGGCGGGCCCGCCGCGACGAACGCCAGGTCGAGCTCACCCAGGCTGAGACGTACGCCCGCGACCCTTTCGGCTGGATCGACGACCACGTCTGGATCGCCAGCTTCCTGCCCTCGGAGGGGTACGACCGCCAGCAGGTCCGCAACGTCAAGATGCGGCTGTTCCCCGACCAGCAGCAGACGATCCGCGGCTGGATCGACCTCGACCACCTCGCACTAACCGGCCAGCTTCGCTTCTTCTCCAACCTGGTGATCGAGAAGAGCCGGCAGATCGGCGAGACGTGGCTGTTCGCAGCCGTCATCGCGTGGCTCGTCCACCACCATCCGGTAGCGGGCCTGTGCATGCACGTCGACCTGGCCGAGATAGACGACGGCGGCGCAGCGAACACGCCGAAGAGCCTGTTCGGGAAGGTGCGCTACATCGACCAGCGGCTCCCCCGCGACCGGCTCGCCTACCTTGCCGGGCCGCTCACGTTCAAGCAGAAGCCGTCGAAGATCGAGAACCCCTCGAACGGCGCCGTCGTCTACGGGGAGGGGCAGGGAGACGACCCCGGCCGAGGCCAGTCATTGGACTTCGCTGTCGTCGACGAGGCCGCCCGCGTGCAACACGGCGAGCTCGTGCATGCGTCGCTGTCGTCGGCGTGCCCGACGGGGAAGGCGTACCTGTCGACGCCGCGGGGGTCGACGAACATGCATGCCCGTCTCGCCGATCAGAAGCCGCTCGGGTGGACGTATCTGCGGCTGCACTGGTCGGGCCATCCCGTCTACGGGCTCGGCGCCCACGTCGCCGGTGAGCTTGAGGGCTGCAGCATGTGCGACGGCGTCCGTGACGGCGTGCGGTGGGATCCGTCGAACCCGCGGGCGCACCGCTACCGCGGCAAGCTGACATCACCGTGGTACGACCAGGAGGTGCTCGAGAAGACCGACGAGCAGGTCGCGGCCGAGCTCGACATCGACCGGCACGGATCTTTGCCCGGCCGGGTGTTCACCGAGTTCGACCCCGCTGTGCACGTCGTCGCCGACGGCATCGAGATCGTGATGTCGGAGGCCGGGTCGCCTTTGACGCCGGTCGAGCTCGCCTGGGACTACGGCCTCGACACCACCTCGGTCGTCGTGATCCAGAACGCCGTCGACGAGGTCAGGATTGTCGGGCTGCTGGAGATGGGGTCGCAGCACAACATGTCGGGGGTGCCCGAGCATGTCGCCGCCGAGCTTCGTCTGTACCTGATGCAGCTCGGCTTGAGCGCGGTCGAGACGAAGCCTGACGTTACGCGGCATCTGCGCTGTGTCGGCGACCCCTCCGGCCACGACAGGTCGCTCACAACGGGCCGCCCGATCGTGTCGCAGTACCGGATGCAGGGCTTCAACATCGGTCGGCCGCCGGGCCGCCTGCGCACCGTCAAGGTGACGATCGACTGCGTGAAGCGGCTGCTCGTCGGGTCGCCGAAGCCGCTTCGGGTCTGCGGCGTCAATGCGGCCGAGTTCGCGACGCACCTGGCGTCGAACCGGTGGCGCTCGAGCGCCACCGGCGAGGTCCGCTACGGCAAGGGGATGGACTTGGAGGACGACGTGCACAACCACGCCTGCCGCGCGTTCGCCTATTGGGCGGTGGCGACGTTTCCGCCGCCGGACGAGCGCACCCACGGCTGGCCTTCCCCGGATGCGCCCGACCCTGAGCAGCATCCGCTCACCCGCCGGCGGCAGCTGGCGCGCGCGGCGTTCTCGGGTGACGACGAGATGGCGCCGCTGTCGGGCGGCGTCCTCTGAGGCGGCCGCGGGCGCCGCGATAGTAGGCCGTGAGGTTCCGAGCCACCCTGTTCGACCGCTCCTACGCCAGCCTGCCGGTCGGCGATCTCACCGGCCCCGACCGCGGTGAGGCCGGAGCCGACGGCGAGGAGTGGCTGAAGGGGCTGCTCGGCGGCGGCCCCGACATCAACCCGGAGCTGACAGGCCGCGCCAAGCATCGCGTCTACGACGAAATGCGCAAGACGGACGCGACCGTGAAGAGCCTGCTGTTCATGCCCACCCTGACCGTCCGCTCGGCCCGCTGGTTGCTCGACCCCGCCGACGAACGCGACCCGGTGTCGAAAGCGATCCGCGATCTCGTGGCCGAGAACCTCGGGTTGGGCGGGCACCTCGGCTGGCTCAACCTCAGCTGGCCGAAGCAGCTCGAGCAGGGGCTGTCGATGCTGCCGTTCGGCGCCTGCGTCGAGGAGCTCGTGTGGGGCGACGCCCGCGTCTGGCGGGACGCAGACGGCGACGAGCATCTCGTGCGCCCGCTCGCGAAGCTCGCTTTGCGGCCGACGGTGTCGATCGACCGGTTCGAGTGGGCCGACGACGGCACCCCGAAGCGGGTGACGCAGAACCTGCCGAACGTGAAGCCGATGCCCGGCGACAAGGTCAGCTACATGACGTTCGAGCGGGAGGGCAACCACTGGGACGGCGTCTCGCTGCTGCGGCCGGCGTGGGGGGCGTGGACGCTGAAGAAGTTCCTGATCATTCATGCCGGCATCGGTTGGGACCGGTTCGCGATGGGGATCCCGAAGCTGTTCCACCCGGACACGCCCGAAGGGGTGGAGGTGGCGAAGGAGATCGGCCGTTCGTTGCGAGGCCACCAGCGCGCCTACCTGCGGTTCCCGGTGCCGCCCGGCGGCGGCAAGGAAGACTCGGAGTGGGACGCCGAGATCATGTCGGCCGCCGCGTCGCTGGCGGATCCGGTGCCGCTCCTTCGGTGGTGTTCGGAGCAGATCGCGGAGGCCGGGTTGCAGCACTTCTCCCGTCAGGGGCTCGGTCAGACTGGGGCGCGGGCGACGGCGGAGACGCAGGCGAACCCGTTCTACCTCGCCTGCGAGGCGTTGGCCGAGGATCTGCGGTATGAGCGGATGCGGCAGGTGATCCGCCGCATCGTCCAAGTCAACTTCGGTGTGGAAGCGGCCGAGCGCCGCTGCCCGGTGCTGAGGGTGTCGAAGATCAAGCCGCGTGACATCGACACGGTCGCGAAGGCGGTCGGGATCCTCGACGCCGCCGGGTTCATGCTCAACGACCGCGCCGCGCAGGACGACGTGCGCGAGGAGCTCGGCCTCGGCAAGTTGCCGAACGACCTCGACTCGATGGGTGTCGACCGGGAGCGGCTCCGGCAGCTGCTCGCCCAGGCGGGCCTCGACGAGGAGACGCTCGCCCTGGTGGTGAACGCGCTGCCCGACGACGTCGGGGTGGCACGCAACCGGGTGGGCCGCGAAGGCGACGGCCTCGCCGAATGAGGCGCTCGCGCGGCCACGCCAAGCGGAGCGGCTGGCGGCACCCAGTGAACGTGAACCGCAACCGCAACCGCCATCGGCTCCGCACACGCGGCCGGTCGCTGATGCGGAGGCTGTGGCTTGCTCGGATGGCGGAGCGGGAGTTCCGAGCGGAGCAAGACGACGCAGCCGTCCGATAGTAGGCGCGGATGGCAGTCGGACTCGCATCGGCAATCTGCAACTCGATCTTGGACGCGTTGTGCCGCAACGTGGCGTGGACGCAGCCGGCCGCGTTCTGGGTCAAGCTGCACACCGCGGATCCGGGGGCGGCTGGGACCACGGCGGCTGCGGCGAACACGACGCGGAAGCAGGCGACGATGTCGGCCGCCTCGGCCGGGGCGATCACGAACTCGGCGGCTCTGGATTGGACGAACGTGCCGAACGCGGAGACGTATTCGCACGTGTCGTTCTGGGATGCGTCGACGGCTGGCACGTTCCTCGGCTCCGACGACCTGGCGGTCGCGAGGACGGTCGCTGTGGGCGACAACTTCTCGATCGCGATCGGCGACCTCGACCTCAACCTGACGCCCGTAGCGGCGTAGGGGGGCGGCCCGGTGGCCGTTGCTTTCGACGCCGAAGTCGAGAACGTCCGCATCGGCACCTCCGACCCGTGGACGTGGACGCACACGCCGGCCGGCACCCCCCGCGCCGTGATCGTCTCGATCGTCCACGGCACGTCGTCAACCGACCATGTCGTCTCGGTCACCTACGGCGCCGTCGCGATGACCCGGATTGTACGCGCCACCGATACCGCGACCGAGCCGGGCGCCGCCGAGCTGTGGTTCCTCGGGGCCGGCATCCCCAGCGGGGCGCAGACCGTCAGCGTCGACCTGGCGTCGGCCACAACCGACGACCTGCAGGGCGTGTCCACGACGCTCACCGCCGCCGACAACACGAAAGTGATCGACTTCGACTCGATCAGCGAGAACGCGGCCAACCCGACGGTGACCTTGCAGAAGGGCGACCGCACCGGCATCTCGCTGTGCGCCATGTACGGAGGCGGGGGCGCGCCAGGCGGCACCCTCGCCACCGGGAACACGCTCGGCCCCACCGAGGACCTGGGCGCGTTCTACGCGCAGACATGCCGGGAGACAACCGTCGACTCTGCGGATCACACGATCGGCTGGTCGACGCTCACCTCCGACGACCTCGCGTTCGTCGCGCTGTGCGTGTCGGAAGTGGAGACGTTCACGGGTGTCGTGTCACGGACGACGACGGCGGGCATCACCGTGGCCGGGACACGCACCACCTTCGGGCAGGCGTCGCAGACAACCACGGCCTCGATCACGACCGCGGGCGTGCGCAAGGTGTTCGGTGCGACGTCGCTGACGGTGACGGCGCAGATCACCACGAACGGGATACGGACTGCCACCGCCGCCACGTCGTTGACGACGACGGCGCAGGTCACGACGGCTGGCACCCGGGCAACGTTCGGGCAGGTGTCGCGGACGACGGCGGCCGGGATCCAGACGGCCGGCACCCGCACCACCTTCGGCGCGGCGAGCCTGACGACGGCCGTCGGCATCGTCACGGCCGGGGCTCGCCAGGTGTTCGGCGCCGCCAGCCTCACCGTCACCGTGGCCGCAGCAACGGCCGGGACACGCTCGACCTTCGGGGCTGCGTCGCTCACCGAGACCGCCGCCGTCACGACTGCGGGGACGCGTAAGACGTTCGGGGCCAGCTCCGTCACCGTCACCGTCACCACCGCGACAGTCGGGACGCGTAAGACGTTCGGCTCCACGTCTCTCACCGCGACGTTCGCCGCGCAGACGGCTGGGCTGCGCACGACGTTCGGCTCGACGTCGCTCACCGGGACGTTCACGATCACGACCGCCGGCGACATCCTCGGCGGCTACCAGGCCGGCGACGGCGAGATCGTGGCCGTCTCATTCAGGATGCACGCCGGCCGCGCCCAGGTCAGGCACGCCGACAGTAGAGCGGGAGCCGAGCTGAGATGAACGTTGTCGACATCGAACTAGTCCGCGGCGACCGCGCCACGATCGAGGTCGGCCCGGTCATGCGCGAATACCCGTCGCTCGAGATCTCCTCGTCCACGGCCGCAACGCCGATCGAGATCACGACCGCCGCCGCCCACGGCCTCCTGGTGGGAGACCGCTGCCGCGTCGACGCCCATCAGGGCAACGCGCAGGCGAACGGCGAATGGGTCGTGCAGTCGGTCCCCTCGACGACGCGGGTGACGCTGCTCGGCTCCGCCGGCACCACAGCCGGCGGGGCGACCGGGAGGCTGGTGCCAATCCGCAACATCGACCTGTCACTCGCGAACGTGAAGATGTGGCTGACCGCGAAACGCTCGCTCGCCGACACGGACGCCGCGGCCGTGATCGCGAAGACCGCGGGCGTCGGCGGCGGCCCCGGCGGGATCACCCTCAACAGCCCCGCCTCGACGGGGAAGAGCTTCGCCACCGTCGTCGTCAACCCGGCTGACACCGCCGCGCTCACCGAGACGTCGCGGCTGGAGTGCGACGTGCAGCTCGAGGAGCCCGACGGCACCAAGACGACGGTCGGGCGGGGACGCATCAGTGTGCTCGCCGATGTCACCCTCGCGTGACCGCCACCCTCACCGAGCCTCGCTCGTACGTTGAGCGGCTCGTCGGGCGGCAGCTCAGCGAAGCCGAGCAGGCGATCGACGTCGCGCTGCTCGACCAGGCGCTCGCCGGCGCCAAGAACAGGCTGGAGCGGGCGATCCATGTCGAGATCAGCCGTGGGATCCGCGCGCGCGGATCCCAGCACCGGCTCGAGCTGCTCGTGACCGACGCCATGCGCAAGCCGCTCGAGCAGCTGGCGGAGCTCGGCCGCGTCGAGGGGTGGAACGAGCTTGAGCGGCTGGGCTATGACGTCGCCGGCCGCCAGTACGTCGACTCGCGCCCGGCGGGGCCGGGCGATCTCGACGACTATCTGCGACGCGGCCTCACCGGCATGCAGATCCGGATCGAGGACGAGCTCGTCTTCCTCGACGTTGGCGGCGCCGCGCAGTCCGCGCTCGTGCGCGCGGCGCTTGCCGTGCCCGGCGCGCGAGACATCGCCTCGCGGATGGTGTCGACGGCGCTGATCGGCGGGCTTGCGGAGACGTTCGACACCGTCTCCGACTTGATCGCCGAGTGGGAGTACACGGCGATACTGGACGGAGGCACCTGCGACGTCTGCCGCCCGCTGAACGGCACCCGTTACGCGACGCTTGAGGAGCTGTTCCGGGTGCTGCCGAACTTCGGGCCCAACCCTCGATGCTTGGGCGGCGGCCGCTGCCGCTGCCGCGCCGTCCCCGTCAATGCCGCGGCTGAACCTCGAGCGCGGCTGACCGCTGACCTAACCGATTCAGAGAAAGTGGCGATCGGCAGGTACACCAGCTCCGAATACGAGCAGATCAACGGCTACCTGCGTCAGCTGCTCCAGCTCTCCCCAACCGCCCGCGCCGACATCGATGACGTGGTCGACCGCGTCGACCGAGCGATCGACAAGGCGTCGCCGCTGCGCTCCGAGCGGCTCGTGTGGCGCGCCTTCTCCACCCCGGTCGAAGTGGAGGCAGGCGACGTGTTCGACGACCTCGGGTTCATGAGCACATCCGCGACAAACGCACTGCCCGAGTCGTGGGCGGGCCCGTACGGAGACGTGTGGGAGATCACACTTCCGGCCGGCACAAAGGCGCTAGATCTCAACGCGGCCGGCGCGCCGACTGTGCGTAATGAGCGTGAGATCTTGCTCGGCCGCGGGGTTGCGTTGCGGATCGATCGCGTCGAGGAACGCGTGACCTCATACCCGGGCCGTGCTAGCATCGTGACTAGGTATGTCTTCGCGACAGTCATCCCTGGGTGAGCGGATCACCTGGAAGCCCGGCGAACTCGTAAAGAGGCCGAAGCCGCCTAGCCCGTCGCCGAAGTAGCGGCGCCCGACAGTAGGCCGTGCCCGATCACTGGTCTGTCACCGTCGACGACGCCGACGCCCGCCGCCGGATCCGCATCCTCTCCGCGGCCCTCAACGACCTGCGGCCGTTCTGGCCGATCGTCGCGCGCCTCGTCAGAGGCTGGTGGAAGCTCCAGTTCGAGACCGAAGGCGAGTTCGCCGGGCAACGATGGAGGCCACTCTCACCCGCCTACGCCGTCTGGAAGGCCCGGCACCATCCGGGCCGGGGGATCCTTGAGGCGACCGGCCAGCTGAAGCAGGCCGCGTCGCGGCCGCAACGGTTCCAGACGCCGACCACGCTGACGATGACGATCGACGACGCCGGCCCCGCCCATGGGCCGGTGCTTCAGTACCACCAGTTCGGCGACGGGGTGCCGCAGCGGCCGCTCGTGTTCGGCGACCCGCTTCCCCCGCTCGCGGCCGTCCAGCTGCAGGACGCAGCCGACGACTACATCCGCGACCTCCTGCGACGCGTCTGAGGGGCGACGGCCGGGGCATCACTCCCGGCCCGTATCGCCCTGCCTACTCCATGGCCGCGATGCAACGGCCCTCGGCCACGCGCGGTCGAAGCGCGCCCGGATTCGAACCGGGGTATCTGGCCGCGATAGTAGACCGTGAAGCTCGCCGGCGACGCCCCGCTCATCCGCAAGGCGATCGCCTCCCTGCAGGCCGGCCTTCCCGCGCAGATCGCCGTGTTCAACGCCGAGGCGGCCAACCAAGTCGACCTGCTCGAGCCGGCCGTCATCCACTTCGGCGGCACCGACTCGCTCTCAGCGAACGCGTTCCCGCAGCTCGAGGTCGCCGCGATGGACGGCCTCACCGGCGCCTTCGACCTCGACCGCACCGAGTTCGACCACGACGTCGCCGTCAACGTCGTCGCCTGGCAGGAATGCCTCACCGGCGAGGTGTCGCAGGCGTATGAGATGGCGCTCGGCTACCGGCGTGCCGTCTGCGAGGTGCTGCTCGTGAAGGACGCGTTCGGCGCGGAGGTCGAGGTCGCTCAGGAGGGCGGCCTCACGTGGAGGATCGACGTGCTCCCGTTCGAACCCACCGACGACGGCAGAGAGTTCCGCAAGTGGCGGGTGCCCACCTTCCTGCGTTTTAGGTTGGAGACTGTGGAGCGCTTTTCCTCTTGAGGCGCTTCACCTTGTTCGGGTGGGCCTGCAACCAGCCGTCCAAACGCCGGTGGCAAGGTACACACAGCTCCTTGTAGTCCTCGCGGTCTGACGTGTGAGGCTCGGGGTGGCGCAGGAACGCGTACTCGGTCGACCCCTCGGTGCCGCACTCCTCGCAGATGCCTGACTTCGGGTGTTGTCGTCTGAGCCTGCTGTGAATCGCGACGTACCCAGGCTCTCCCGTGCCACCCAGCGCGATGCTGATTTTCCGACGCGTGTCGGGCGTGATCGTTTGGCGGCGACGAGCTTCGGCGATGTTCCGCCTGTGCTCATCGGAGAAGTCGCGGCCGCCGTTGACGTGGCCGAGGATGAACCGTTGCGGCTGTCCTCTGGGGACACCGCGGCGCATGTCGGTGTACTTCTGGACCGGTGCTAGCCGGCCGCATCCGCACATGCAGTAGCCGGAGGGGTTGGGGCCGGTAGGCGTACGCTGCTCTTGCATCGAGACCTCGTTTCTCGGTGTCGCGGGGCGGGCCGGGTAGCAACGGCGCCGCCCCATCATTCTAGCCGCTCCGATAGTAGGCCACGATGCGCCGTGGAGCAGTGGCAGCTCGCCGGGCCCATAACCCGGAGGTCCCCCGTTCGATCCGGGGCGGCGCTACTCGTCCCGGGGGCCGCTGATGCCTGAGCTTGAGACCGTCGACCTCGAGGGCGTCGAGATCCTGAGCGTGGGCGGGCCGATCCACGGAGTCGGGTCGCCGCCGGAGGGCGATCACTGGACCCCCGAGCAGCTACGCGAGATCGCGGACGCGAACCTTGATCTCGCCGAAGAGATCAAGCCGCCGTCGAAGATCGGGCACAGCAAATCGTCGGATCCTGCGGTCGGGTGGCTCTCCAACATTCGCGTCTCAGACGACGGGCAGAAGCTCTTGAGCGACATCAAGCAGGTGCCGCGCAAGTTCGCAGACCTCGTCGGCCGTGGGGCGTGGCGTCATCGGTCGGTCGAGTTGTCGAGGGTTACGTCGCAGAAGACTGGGCGCACGCACGACTGGGCGGTCACCGGTCTCGCCTGGCTCGGGGCGAAGCTGCCGGCTGTCAGCACGCTCGATGACGTCGTGAAGCTCTACGAGGACGGGGACGGGATCGAGCGCCGCTTCGTCGACGTGACCGACGAAAAGCAGGACTTCGCGGAGCGTGCCTTCGACGTCCTGGTCGAGTTGGCCGCACGCGAGGCGCCCGGCGTTTCGGATCCGTCGTCCGATAGTAGGCCCGGAATGCCCAAGTTCACCGACGAGCAGCGGCGCAAGTTCGCGGAGGCCACCGGCCTTGAGGCCGTCAAGGTCACCGACGAGCTGCTCGGCAAGGCGGGCCTCGTCGGAGAGCAGCCTGCGCCGGTCGTGTCGGACGCTGAGGCTCAGGAGATCGCGAAGACGCTCGACGTCGAAGGCGAGGTCACCGGCGCCAAGCTCCTCGAGGCCGCGAAGAAGGCCGCCGAAGACGGCGACGAGGGCGGCGGGGACGGCGACGAGGCCACGAAGGCCCTCGAGCGCCGACTCGAGGCCGCCGAGAAGACCGCGAACGAAACGAAGGAAGAGCTTCGCCTCGAGCACCGACGCGCATTCGTCGAAGCCGCGCTCAAGACCGGCAAGGTCACGCCCGGCCAGCGCGAGACGCTCGAAGCCCTGTACGACTCGAACGCTGTCGCCGCACGCAAGTTCGTCGACGAGGCCCCGGCCAACGACGAGCTCGGCCGCGAGTACGGATCCGCCGACGAGCCCGCCGACGACGAAGCCGCCGACGCTCAGGCGAAGGCCTATGAGGCCGACATCGCCCGCATGGCCGGCGTCACAGCGGAGGACGTCATCTGATGACCGTCTCCGGTGGTGTCAACCCGCTCTACACGCCCGGCATGCGCGTCTCGATGGCCGTCTCGGCCGCCGTCACCGCCGGCACCCTCGTCGAAGTGTCCGGCGACAACACCGTCGGCCCCGCCTCCGCCGGGTCGAAGAAGGTCGTCGGCGTCGCACTCCAGACCGCGTCCGCATCCGGCGACGTGATCCCGGTGCTGCTGAGCGGCTACGTTTTCAAGATCAAGGCCGAGGGCGCCGTCACCGCAGGCGACCTCGTCACCCCGGCAACGGGCGCCGGCAACGAAGGCCACGTCTCCACCCTGCTCATCGACACCACCGCGACCGTCAACGAGACGACCGTGGAGGCGGCGATCAACGCTGGGCTCGGCGCCGTCGGCGTCGCGCTCGAGGGGATCGCCGACGAGGCAACCGGCAAGGTGCTGGTGAGGGTCTAGATGCCCTACGCATCCTCATCGCCGACGCTGACCGTCCAGGTGCTGCTCAAGCAGCCGGAACTCCTCTCCCGGGCGCTCGTGAACCTCGTCAACAAGCGGCTCGTCGCCGACCGGCTGTTCGTCAGAGGCTCGTCCGACCAGGTCGCCGGCGGCGCGATGCGCTACCAGGAGCTCGAGTCGATCTACGTCGACGACGACCCCGTCGAGATCGCCGAAGGCGCCGACTTCCCGCTGACCGACTGGTCGGAGGCCGTGAAGACCGCCGCCGTGAAGCAGTACGGCTACTCGGCGCGGATCACAAACCTGGCGATCCGCCGCAACCAGCGCGACATGGTCGACCGTGCCCTCAGAAAGCTCGCGAACCGGATCGTGAAGTTCATCGACGCGAAGGCGATGGCGACGCTCGAGGACACAACCACGTACCCGGCGATCCAGACCGGTGCTTCCGCCGCCGTGTGGACGACCGTCAGCACCGACATCATCGCCGAGATCGCGAAGGCGCAGGAAGGCCTCGAGCTGAAGGACAACGGCTACGACGGCTTCTCCGGCGCCACGCTCGTGTTGCACTCGAAGCGCCGCGACGACCTCCTCAACAACACGGTGCTGCGGGCCGCTTTGCCGCGCGAGGTCCGCGACGGGCAGATCTCGACCGGCCTCGTCGCGCCGTTCCTGGGGTTGAAGGAGATCATCTTCACGCCGCAGATCACCGAGACGAAGGCGATCGTGCTCGACACGGGGATCGCTGGGACGATCGCCGACGAGGCCGTCGACCCGTCCGAGGGTTGGGCGTCGTACGATCCGGGCCCGGGGTTCGCGCCGATCCACGTGAAGGTCGAGGCTGACGGCAAGCCGGCGGTGCATCAGCGGATCTCTGCTGGCCGGTGGCCGGCGATCGCGCTGCCGCAGCCCGACGCCGTGTACGTCATCACCGCGGTGGCGTGATGGCCTCGTTCAAGCTGCTCTTCGACGTGCTCGGGTTCGTGCAGGAGGACGGGTCCCGCGGCGAGGTGGAGGGCAAGGGCAACGTCTTCGACGACCTGCCAGCGGAAGCGGTCGCACGCGGTCTGGAGACCGGGGCGCTCGAGCCCGTCGTGCCGAAGGCGCCCGCCAAACCGAAGGCCAAGCGCCGCACTCTGCCGAAGCCGAAGGCGCCCGCAGCGGCCGCGCCCGAGCCCGCCGCAGAGCCGGCCGCAGAGCCGGCCGAAGAGACGTCCGAGTAGGCGGCGGCTGAGTGGCGGTCTACGCCACCCACGCCGACGTCCTCGCCCGCGCCGGCCGCTGGCAGACGCTCTACTCGCAGGCTGGCAGCCATCCGAACCAGGGTGACGTCGAGCAGGTGCTCGCCGACCTGTCGACGATGATCGACGCGGCGATCAGCTCCCGCGGCCACAGCCCCGGCGGGCTAACCGAGGCGCAGCGCGAACCGTTCGCCGACTGCGCCGCCTACGGCGCGCTGGCCCGGGTGCTGGCCGGGATCCCGGACTCGCCGAAGGAGCTCGGCGAGCTGTTGAAGCGGGCGGAGCGCATCTGGGGGCAGGCGATGGGAGACCCGTCGTCGAACACCACCGCCGGCCAGCGCGGCACGATCGCGACGGGGTCGCACCCGGGGATCGCGCAGCTGGAAGCCACGGGCGGGTCGACGGCCGGCGCGTTCTGGGGTGACGAGCCGGAGTTCGGCACCGAAGCCCAGGTGGAGGCGGAACGCCTGTCGCTGCCCGCCGAGCTGGCGCCGTCGTTCGCGAAGAGCCAGACGCTGTAGCCAGCGTTCCTGCCGGCCGCTCCGATAGTAGGCCGATGGCGAAGGCGAAGGTTGACGCGCTCGTGCTGACTGAGGCCGCCGGCTCGACGCCGGTGAACCTTGTCGGCCTGCCGGGCGAGTGGGTGCCGGGCGTCCCGGTCGAGGTGGCCGAGCTCGCCAGGGTCGCGGGGATCACCGCTGAGGAGCTGCTCGGCCTCGTCGACGAGCTGGACGCGCCGCTCGAGCGGGTCAAGGTGAACGCCGGCGCGGCGCCGGTCGTGTGGCCCGACAACCATGTCCCGGCCGGCCTCGCCGAGGTGTCCGTCGCGGAGCCCGACGCCGGCGACGAGCCTGCCGAGGATGAGACGGAGCCCGCCGCCGGCGAAGGGGCTGACGGCTGATGCCGGCTGTCGACTTCGTCGAGATGGCGATCGAGGAGTCCCCCGTCTACGAAGGGGCGAACACGGCGGCGACGCCATACCAAATCTCGACCGACAAGCTGTACCTGCCCGCCCGCTCCGCCGTGCTGCGGCCGGGCCCGCAGTACCTCGACCGCTCCGACGAGCTCCGCGGCGTGCTCGGGTCGCCGCCCAGGCTGATCGACGGCTTCCAGGTCGCCGGGTCGCTCTCGATCCGCGCCTACCCGAAGGACCTCGCCTGGCTGCTGTCGCTGGCCGGGTTCAAGGGCGTGTTCACCGCCGGCGGCGCGCTCGTCACCGACCCCGACGCGACGACGGCGACGGGCGTAAACGCACTCGACTCGACGACCGTCAACGTCGCCGACACGACTCTCTTCGCCGCCTCGGGCGCGTTCGTGATGCTCGCAACAACCGTCACCTACACGGGCAAGACGGCGACCTCCTTCACGGGCTGCTCAGCCCACCCCGCGACGGTGGGTGGCGAGGCCATCAACGTCAACGTCCCGACCGGCGCCTCCCGCTGGGTGTTCTCGAAGCGCGACTCGATCGACGCCAAGACGGCGCAGGTCAAGATCAACTACGCGACCGAGGACGTCCTTGTCACCGCCAACGGCGTCGGCCTCTCAAGCCTCGGCCTGAACGCCGCCGGCGAGCTCACCGCCGAGCTGCTCGGCCTCGTGTTCGCCCGCGCCGCAGCCGACACGACGACGGTGCCGGCGCCGATCGCGCTGACGATCCCGCCGTTCCGCCGCCGCGACCTCACCCTCACCTGGCTCACCTCCTCAGGCCGCACCCAGGACTTCACGCTCGCGATCGCGAACCCGCTCGCGGCCATCAACACGCTCGGGCTCACCGTGCCCAGCTTCTTCCCGGACGCGATGGAGCACGGCGACGACCAGGTCGCCGTCACCGGGTCGATCCCGAAGCGGATCCTCGACACCGACGACCTCGTCGCACTCCTGGCCGGCACCACCTTCTCCGCCAAGGCCAGGTGGAAGGAAACGAAGGTGATCGGCGCCACCGCCTACACGTACTCGATGTGGGTCGAGATGCCCGCCTGCATGTACGTCGAGGGCGCCCCCGCGGAGATGGGCAACAAGCGGCGCTTCGGCATGGACTCTCTCGACTTCTTCGCCGGCTACGACACCACCGCCGGCTACGACGTCAAGGTCACGCTCGTCAACGACGTGACGTCGATCTCCGCCCCGCACGGGCAGGGCTAAGCGATGGCGGACGTCCTCGACCTCGACCTGCTCGCCCCCGCCGACCGCGTCCTCGCATCAACCGTCAACGTCGACGGCAGCCGGGAGCGGCGGGAGTTCCCGGTGCGCGGCAGCCTGTCGGTGCCGGAGATGGTTGGGCTGCTGCGGATGGAGACCCGCATCAACCTCTCCTTCGCAGAGGGCGACGCCGCGCAGATGGCCGACGTGCTCGAGGACGCCTACGGCCTCGTCATGCGCTACGTGCGCGAGAAGACGCCGGACGCCCCGGATCTCGACCTCGACCAGGATCAGACGCTGGCCGCGATCGGCTTCCTCTCCGGAGACGAATCCGCCTCCGCCGCCGTCGCCGCCACCCTCGCATCCCCCGCCGCCGCGGAAGACCACCCAGACGGTGTTGCAACACACCAAAGCGCCGCAGCGGTGCAGGAAGAGGGGAAAGACCCTTTCGGCTCGACCACGGACTCGCAGAAGCCATCCTATGGCTCGGACGGGTCAACCGGTGGGGGCCCGAATGGTGGCGAGACGTCAGCTGGGGAGCCTTCGGACTCCACCTTCGAGACGCTTACGCCCGTCTAGCCGAGCAGGAGCCCGCCGGTGGCGCACCTGCAGGCGGCCCGGTCTTCCAGCCTGACGGGTACCCGATGCCCGACCTCGGGGAGCTGCGCGGCATCCCGTGGCGCGGCGACGGCCCTGATCCGCTCGAGCAGCTCTGGGAGCAGTCCTGATGTCTAGGGTCGAGGTGAGATTCGACGGAGTGTCGCGGGGCGCGCGCAGGGCGGGCGCGGAGACGGAGCATGCGATCGACCGGGTCGGCACTGCGGCGCGCCGCAACGAGGGCCGCGTCGTCTCGTTTGGCCGGTCGGCACGGTCGAGCCTGCTTGCGATTGGGGGCGTGGCGGCCAGGGCCGCGGTCACGATCGGCGGGCTCGGCGCTGCCGGGCTGGCCGGGTCGATCGTCTTCGCCGGCTTCCGCTTCAACGACTTGAAGCAGCGGGCCGAGATCGCGTTCAAGACGATGCTCGGGTCGGGGGAGAAGGCCCGACGGTTCCTGGGTGAGCTGGCGGCGTTCGCGGCGAAGACGCCGTTCGAGTTCAAGGACCTGATCCCGCTCTCGCAGCGGCTGCTGTCGGTCGGGTTCGAGGCGAAGAAGATCATTCCGATCCTGGGGGCGGTCGGCGAGGCGGTGTCGGCGATGGGCGGCAGCCCGGAGGCGCTCGAGTCGACGGTGCGCGCGATCACGCAGATCCAGTCGAAGGGCCGCGTGATGGCCGAGGAGATGATGCAGCTGAACGAGGCCGGCACCTTCTCCTGGCGGGACTTGGCGCGCGAGATCGGCGTGTCGGTACCTCGGGCGATGGAGCTGGTGTCGAAGGGCGCCGTCTCCTCGGAGGCGTTCATGGCCGCGTTCGTGTCGAACACGGAGCGTCGCTTCAAGGGGCTGACGGAGGCGCAGTCGCACTCGTTCGCGGGTCTGCTGTCGACGATCAAGGACACTTTCAACCAGGCGTCCGGCACGGCGATGGAGCCGTTCTTCAAACTGGCCACTCGGGGGATGCAGGCGATCGTGGATTGGTCGTCGAAGCCGGAGTTCGCCGCTGGCGTGCAGCGGCTCTCGATGTGGCTGGAGGAGCACGCTGTGCCGGCGCTGCGGAACCTCGGCAGCTGGCTGGTTGAGCATCGTGACGGCTTCGCGGACGCGTTCCGGTCGGCGGCCGGGTTCGCACAGGGCTTCGCGAGGGCGATCGGCAACGTGAAGAAAGCTCTCTCGCCGCTGACGGGCGCGCTCAGCATCGACATGGTGCAGGCGGGCGAGCTCGCGTTCGGCGCCGTGATGCTGTCGCGGGTCGCGAAGCTGCGTGCGGCGCTGATCGGCGGCGGCCTGGTCGGGGGCGCGGCCGCGGCGGGAGCCTCAGGAGGTCTGCTCGGGGCGCTGAAGGCGTTGAGCCGCAACCCGTGGACGATCAGCGTCGTCGTCGGCTTCACGTTCAAGGGGGCGCTCTCCGACACCGGCTTCGGGAAGAAGTGGAACTCGGTCTGGGAGAGCGTCTTCAAGAAGGCGCCGGGTCCCGACGCCTGGTGGCTGAAGCCGGACGCTACGGCGACGCAGTTGCCGGGCGGGCTGACGGCGCCGATCCCGGCCGGCCAGAACCAGGGCATCATCGGCACGCCGGGCCAGGGCACGCACGACCAGGCTGACTGGCAGTCACGGAACGCCGTCGACGTGAAGGTGCGGCCTGGCACGCCGGTGCTCGCCCCGGAGCCGATGCGGGTCGTCCAGTTCAGGGAAGGCCCCGCGACGCCGACGAGGGTCGGCACGAAGATCGTGTTCGGCGACCAGATCACCTACCTGGGGAAGTCCGGCACCTCCTACTTCATCACGCACATGCGGTCGACCGCGCGCCGCGCCGGCGTGTTCTTCGGCAAGGGCGCGATCATCGGCTTCGCTGTCAACGCCGGCGCCGGCACGCACGTGCACATCGCGACCGACCGCGGCAACCCCGTCGACCTCGCCAAGACCGGCGGCACCACCAAGACAGCGCCCACTCCGAGCCCAGCGGCGTACGAGACCGGAGCGGCTGGCGCCGGCGTCTCCTTCGGTGACGCGGCCGATCTCGTCGGCCCAGGCACAGGCACGGACACCGACAAGTTCGATCGTGACGAGCTGAAAGGCCCTCGCGCGACGCTCAACGCGATGAAGCGGATGATCGGCCGGCTCGCGTCGCCGGAGCTCAAGGCGAAGTTCCGCAAGGCGCTCGCCGCCCTGCTCGCCGAGCTCGGCAACGTCGACACCGACAAGGAACTCGCGAAGCTCCGCAAGAAGCTGTCGAAGCTGCAGGACGCGTGGTTTGACGCCATGAGCCTCCGCGACCAGCTGCCCGGCGCCAGACGGATGGCACGCCAGCTGGCCGACCGGATCGCGAACCTGCCCGACGAGATCCGCGAAAAGCTGATGCCAAGGCTGAAGCGGCTGCAGGAGGAGCTCGGGCATGTCGTCACCGAGAAGCAGCTCGACAGGATCAAGCGCGACATGGACCGCGTCCGCGACACCGTAGAACGAGCGCTCGATCGGCTCCGCGACGACGTGGCCGCGAAACGCGACGCGTTCGGGGAGGCGTTCCAGCGGCTGACCGACAAGGCGCTCAGGGTGTTCGACGCGCAAACCGACCGGCTGATCCGGAACGCCCGCGCCAAGGTCGCCCGCTTCGGCTTCGAGATCGGCGCTGGCGAGGAAACACCTGGCGAGCGCAGGCTGCGCGAGTTCAGGGAAGGACGTGACGCGGCCGGCCGCGCCCGCAGACGCGCGGAGATCGAGCGGCGGATCGCGCAGCTCTCTCAGGCGCCGCCAGGGGAAACGCCGGAAGAGCAGATGCGGCGCCTCGAGGAGCTCGCGCAGGCGCAGCAGGACCTGCAGGAGTTCATGCTCGACGAGACAGAAGCCGGGTTGCAGAAACAGGCGGACGCGGAGCGCCGCGCAGCCGACGAAGCGCTCGAGGCCGAGCGGGAGCGGATACGTGTCGAGCGGGAGCTGCTGCGCGAGAAGTTCCAGCAGCGGCTGATCGAGATCCAGCAGGGGCTGCTGACCGAGAAGCTGACCGCCGAGGAGGCGCAGGCGCAGCTGCTTGCTTTGCTGGCCGAGTACGGCCTCGACCTGGCGGAGGCGGGGGCGCTGATCGGCGCCATGTTCGCGGCCGCGTTCCAGCAGTCCCTCGACGAGGTGCGCAAGGCGATCGCGGAGCTGGCGGCTGCGATCGCCGCCCTCGCGGACGCCACCGGCAACACCTCCGATGGTGGCGGGCCGCCGGTGAACGCCGGCATGGGCAACATCGCCACGAAGGGCGGCGGCCCGATCGGGTTCGCGCACGGCGGCAAAGTGCCCGGTGTGTGGATGGGCCGCGAAGACACGATGCTCGCGAGGGTCTCACCGGGCGAGACGGTGATCGACCGGCACCTCACCCGCGCGCTCGAGCAACTCGCGGCCGGCCGCGGCCTCGCAGGCGGCGTCCAGGTGCACATCGGCCATCTCATCGGCCAGCCCGACTACCGCATCGCCGAAGCCTGGGCGGCCGAGCTGAAGGCGGCGCTCGACCGCGTGATCAGCCTGTAGCGCGGCCGATAGTAGGCCGTGAGCTTCACCACCGACGCGGAAGGCGCAGTCCCGAACAAGACGTTCGCCGCCGACACCATCAGCGGCGTCGAGCACGTCCGCATGAAGGTCGAGCACGGCGAAACCGGGCAGGCGGTCGACGCCAGCGCCACCAACCCGCTGCCCGTCCGCGCACCCAAGGTCGCCTCCGCGGCCGTCACCCAGGTTCCCGACGTGTCGGGGTCTGCGGTCACGCTCGCCGGCCCGAACGCGGGCCGCGCCGGGCTGATCATCGTCAACGACTCCCCCGCCGTCCTCTACGTCAAGTACGGGGCGGCCGCCTCGCCGACGTCGTACACGTGGCGGCTCGCCCCCTACGGAACCGTCGAGATGGCCGACCCCATCTACACGGGCCTCGTGAGCGGCACCTGGGCGTCCGACGCCGGCGGCTTCGCCTACGTCACGGAGCTCTAGATGCCCTACTACCCGCCGCCAGGGGGTGCCACTCTCATCTTCCGGAAGAACTCCGGCGCCGACGTCGGCACGCGTCCCCGCGTCAACCTGATCGAAGGCTCCGGCATCGGGCTCACGGTCGCCGATGACGCCGGAGGCGACGAGGTCGACGTCACGGTTCGCATCGGAGGCCTCCCCGCCTACACAGTCACAGGAGTGAACGCGGACAGGACGATCGACGTCGACGCGACCACGCTAAACGAGGCCCTGAACGTGTTCGGCACGTTTCTGCAGGACATAGGGGTGGCCTGATGGGCGTCGTCGGAGCCACCCCGTCGCCCGCGGTTGTCGCGCTCAACTTCGTCAGGCCGCGCGCCCCCACGGTCACCGACGACGCAGCGGCCGGCTACACGATCGGCGCACACTGGACCAACCCGATCACGCAGCGCGTGTGGATCTGCGGCAGCGCCGCCGCCGGCGCCGCGGTCTGGGTTGAGGTCGTCGGCTCAACGTCGCCCCCGCCGGTCTCCGCGTTCCTGACGGAAGGGCTGCTCGTTTTCAACTACGGCGCCAACGTGTTCACCGACACGAGCCGCTACCCGTATGTCGGCTGGCTGGTGCTGTCGCCGAACCAGGACGCGAACCGGCAGGCGTGGCAGGCGTGGGCTGCCGCGCAGCCGCCGCCGAAGGGCCGCCTGCTGATGTACAAGACGCTGCTCGAGGCGCAGTCCGCGTTCGGCACGCAGACGTACGCGTCGGTGGCGACGTCCGCCGCGGTGCCGCAGACGAACCGGTTCGCGGCCGGCACCTCCGTCCCCACGGAGGAGGTCAAGTATCACGACGCGAACTTCCCGTCCGACCGGTGGCAGCTGTACGACGCCGCCGGCAACCCCCTCTACTACCCGCCCTTCAACTCGTGGCTCGTCGACGGCGCGTCCGCGTCGTATCAGGCGCTCGCCTACCAGTACCTGAAGGGGCAGATGCTGACGCAGGGCTGGGACGGCGTCTTCTTCGACAACATCCTCGTATCGTCGGGGACGCAGAACGGCGGCTGGCCGTACTACCGCAAGGACTCGTCCGGGGCGCTCGTGGTGGCGTACAGCACGCCGCAGGCATGGGCTGCCGCGACGGTCGCCTGCCTGCAGGCGGTCGCGGCGCAGCTGATCGCGGACGGCTTCTACGTGGCCGCGAACACGCACTGGTTCATCTCCGGGGAGGGCGCCTCGAACACGGGGGCGGCGGAGAACGCGTGGTGGGCTCAGGTGGGCCCGCACGTGTCGATGATGATCGCCGAGTACTGCACCACCGTGTCGCAGGGGATCCGCCGCTCGACCGACGACGTCGCCTGGTACGACTGGTGGCTGCCGCACACGGCGGGCCTGTACGCGACGTCGCTCGCGGCGGGACAGTGCGGCATGGGGTTCGGCGCCGGCGCTTTCACCGACCTCACGAACATCCGGTACGCGGCAGCGTCGATGCGTGTAACCGGGTCCGGCGCCATCGACGCATCCTCAGCCTTCTTCACGCCCGGCTGGATCGACGCCGTGCACAAGATCGCGTGGGGCACGAAGGTCGGCGGGCAGCTGGTCAGCGGCTCGATCCGCGCGCAGCGGTGGACGGGCGGCTGGGCGGTCGTCAACACGAGCCGCACGGCGGCGGCGTCGGCGACGTTCACGGACCCGGTGACGGGGCTGCCGCGCACGTTCACGAACATCGCGGCCGTCGACTCGTACGTCGGCGCGTAGCCGATGGCGATCGTCGACATCATCGGCCCGGCGCACGGGACACTCACCGCGATCGGCCCGTTCGCGATCAACCCCACCGCGGGCATCACCGTCATCTCAACGACGCCGCGGCCGGCCTCCGGCGGCTACTACCTGCACGTCAACCTCGCCAGCCCAGGCCACTTCGTCAAGGACTTCAACCCGACCGTCAACAAGGTCGTCGTCCCGTTCGCGTGGCGACCCGACTTCGCCGGCATCGGCGCCGGCGGCGGCGAGCGGCCGATCCTGCACATCTACGACAACACCAACACCCACTTCGTCGAGGTCCGAGTCGACGGCCGCAACACCGGCGAGGCCGCGTCGCAGCGGATCAAGCTGAGAGCAGACTCCGCCGGCACCCTCGACACGAAGACCCACGCCACCGTCCCCGTCAACGGCACCTGGTACATCGTCGAAGTCTCGATCGACACGTCCGCGAACCCGTGGGCGGTCACGTGGCGGATGAAGCCGCACGGCGGCTCCTGGGTCAACGGCGACGCGATCTCATTGGCCGTCGCCACCCGCCAGCTTCAGTACCGGCAGATCGGCTCGAACGCCACCCATACCGGCTACGTGTACGACATCCAAGACCTGCTGTTCTCCACAGCGGTCACCGCCTACCTCGACGACCACCACGTGCAGCTGTTCTCGCCGTCCGCTCCGGCCGCTCATAACCTCGACGCGTCCCCCTCCGCCTTCTTCTTCGAGCATGACGGCGCCACTGGCGTCGCTGTCACGAACGCCGACGCCGTCTCCGCCGGACGCATCGACGACGTCCCGATCGGCGGCTCCACAGACCGCGTCTACGCCACAGGTGCCCCCAACGCCGCCCAATACCTCGAGTACGACTTCCCCAACACGTCGGAGACGCCCGTGGCGATCAGCGTCGTCGAAGCGGTGCAGCAAGACACGACGGCGGGCGGCTCCGTGTACACGTCGAAGGTCACCGACGACGGCGGCACCTCGCTGACGACCGTGCAGTCTGCGCTCGACCCGAACACGACCGCGGAAGCGTTCAAGAGCAAGGTGCTGACAACGAAGCCGTCCGGCGGCGCCTGGACCGCCGCCGCCTTGAACGCGCTCAAGTACCGGTGGGGCTTCACCGCCGACGCGTCACCCGTGATCCGTCTCAACGGGCTCGCCTTAGAGGTCGCGTTCCCCACCCTCAGCGTCCCCGTGGCGCAGGTGGCGGCGCTGCCGTGGGAGGTCGTCGGCGCCGCGCAGAAGACGCTCGGGGAGCTGCTCACCACCGCGTCAGTATCCCGCGTCTGGATCGGGCTCGCGGCCCCAACCAGCACCGACGACGCCGCCGACGGCATCAGCGCCGGAGACACCTGGCACTACAACCAGCAGGTGTGGTGGTGCGTGTCCGCGGCCGCCGGCGCCGCCGTGTGGAAGCAGGTGACGTCCTAGATGGGCTCCATCACCGACCTCGTCTGCTACGCCTCGGCGAACATGCCAGCCGACGACTCGGCCACCTCCGGCGGCGCCATCGACCCCGACGTGCGCGTCGCGTTTACGCCGCTCGCCGCCGACGACGACATCGAAGTCGTCTCCTCCGCCGCGGGCGACACGACGCAGAGCGTGACCGTCCGCGGCCGCAAGCTCGACGGGACAGTCGCAGAGCAGACGGTCACCCTGAACGGCACCACCGCCGTGATCCTGTCCACGCTCGGCGTCGTCGCCCGCGTCCTCAAAGTCTCGATGAGCGCGGACGCCGCCGGTGTCGTCACCGTCCGCCGCAGCGTCGCCGGGACCACAGTCGGCACGATCCCGGTCGGTGAGCGCGGCTTCCTCGCCGTCCACCGCGAGTTCCAGGCTTCCGCGACGGCCGGGACGAGCCGCTACTACAAGGTGTTCTGGAAGAACACCCACGCGACCGACTCACTCAACAGCGCCCTCGTCTCGCAGAGCGCCGACCCGGCCGCCCGTGTCACGCACGCGCTCGCCACCTCGAAAGGCGACAGCGGCTCCGTCACCAACCGGACGACCGCCCCCGCCGGGCTCACGTTCGACGACACGGCAAAGGTCGTGCCGACCGGGACGCTCGCCCCAGGCGAGACAATCGGGGTTTGGCTCAAATTCACGCACCCGCAAGGCGAAGGCGACCTCTCAACGACATACACGCTCCAGATCGAAGGGACGTTCCCATGACCGCATTGACCGAGCTCGACAACGAATGGGCTGAGTTCATGCAGCCGACGGGGCCGACGGGGAAGCGTTCCCAGGATGAGACGTGGCGGGTGCAGAACCCGGGCGAGTGGTCAAAGCTCCAGACGTACCGTGCCGGCACGGGGCCGCGTCCGACGCTGGCGACCCGTCCCGGTAGGCGCATGACGCACCATGTGGCGGCCTGGCTGGCGCTGAAGACCGAGCCTGCGCTGATCGAGCTGGGCCCGGCCTTCGACGGCTTCGACCTGGTCGTGTCGGTGCCCGGCCCGCTGACGTCGGCCGCGCCCGGGGTCTGGCGCGGCGACAGCTTCCAGCTCAACACGTAGATGCCTCTCGTCGTCTTCCTCCGCCGCAGCACCGCCGCCGCGTCCAACCGTGTCGCGCTCGCCGCCTACACGCTCGAGGTGGCGTGGCAGGCGTACGTGGCCGGCATCTTCACGATCGGCTTCTCCACCATCGGCGGCACCGACCGGTTCGGCATCAGCCCCTTCGACACCGCCTTCACCGGCCCCCACGACAACCTCTCCGCACGGTTCCAGCATGGCGTCGCCGAACGCGGCCGCGCCACCAACCTCGACACCACCCAGGCCGGCGTCTGCACCGTCACAGTCCGAGACCGCGACGGCCTCCTCAACCCAGACAACGCCTCAAGCCCCCTCTACGGGCTGCTCGAATATCGCAAGCAGCCGCTCAGGCTGCGCGGCGTCTACCAGGGCGTCACCTACCCGATCTTCTACGGGCACGTCGACAGCATCACGTGGACGCCATTGGGCCGCGGCAAAGCCGTCGCCGAGATCCGCGCCGTCGACCTCTTCTACTGGCTCGACTCTGTCAAGCCGACCATCGCCGCGACCGGCGCGACCAGCACCGGCGCCGCACTAGGGAAGCTGCTCGACGCGGTCGGCTGGATTGACCCGCAAGCCCGCAGCCTCGACGCCGGCGACAACCTCCCCGGCTTCTCAGCCGACGGCACCAAAACCGGGCTGCAGATCGCCCGCGACCTCCTCGACGCCGAACGCGGCGTCTTCTACATCTCCGCCGCCGGCGTCGCCACCTTCGAAAGCCGCCAAAGCCGTGCGTTGCGCCCCGTCGCCGCCACAATCACCGACGACATGACCCGCGTCAGCCCCACGATCGACCACCGGCTGATCGAGAACGTCGTCCGCGTGAAGCGCACTCAGACCGGCTACCAGGCGACCGCCACCGACGGCGACTCGATCAACAAGTTCGGCTACCACGAAGGCCTCAACCTCGAAACCCCCTACCTGATCTCCGACTCGCAGACCGACGCGCTCGCCAACTACGTCCTCTCCCAGACCGCGAAACCACGCCGGCCGCTGCGCGACTTCCAGATCGACAACCGGCTCCCCTCGACGCTGCGGCAGGCGCTCGGCCGCGACCTCTCCGACGTCGTCTCCGTCAGCGAAGCCGAGGGCGGCACCGCCGGCGTCTACCACATCGAGCGCGTCCGCCACGAGATCGCGCAACGCGGCCGACGACACTCCACCGGCTGGGTGCTGTCGAAGAAGCCGGCGTACACGCCGATGGTGATCGGCACCTCCCAGATCGCCGCTAACGGCGCCACCGTCGGCCCCCAGCTCGTCTACTAGACGCAGCCGGGCGCGGCCGATAGTAGGCCGTGACAGTCAACGTGCCTATTCCCGACAAGGCTCCCGGAGACATCTTCACCGAGAGCATGTGGGATCTTTACCTCCGCGACAACATCAACAAGCTGCTCGACCGCGGCCACCGCACGCTGACGGTGGCGCAGTTCGCCGCTTTGACCGGGCTCGAGGACGGCGACGAGGCGTACGTCGAGGTCGATTCGGCCAACGGGCTGCTCTGGCATCTCGTCTTCGAAGCGTCGGAGGCGACGTATAAGTGGCGGTTCCTGGGCGGGCCGCCGCTGTGGTCGGAGGTGACCGCGGCCGAGTCGACCGCGTCGACCACATACGTGGGGCTGACGACGGCCGGGCCGACGGTGGCGCTGCCGAAGTCGGGCGACTACGACGTGCAGCATGGCTACCGGGCGACGACGAACACGGGCGATATGCGGCACAGCTACGACATCGGCGCCACCGCAGCCGTCGACGCCGACGCCTGCTTCTCCCAAACAGAAGAGTCGAGCCTGATCCGCCGCCGACGCAAGACCGGCCTGGGGGCTGTGTCGCTGACGTCGAAGTACAGGGTGACCTCGGGCACGCAGGCGTTCGCGGACCGGTTCATGGCTGTCACCCCGGTCAGGATCCGACATGACGCCTGACCTGCCGGCGCGGCTGGCCGCGCTCGCCGAACTCGGGTACACGGTCGGTGTCGCGCACGGCTCCGTCGCAGCGGAGGAGGAAGCGTTGGAGCAGGCGCGCGCGAACGCGCAGCCGGAGCAGGTCGCCGGCCTCGTCGAGAAGGTCGCGGCGGAGGTGCTGAAGCAGGCGATGACGCAGGGCGTCACCGGCGCCGAGCTCGGCCACATCGTGACGCGCGCGTCAGCACAGGCCGAGCGCGGCTTCAGCGGCCAGCTGGGCGCCCGACTCGAGTTCCACGAGCGCGCTCTCGCGGTCGCGCGCGCGACGCCGACCGTGTACGTGATCTCAGGGCACGGCGTGCACAACATCTACGTGCAGGTCGACGACGCCACCGGCGATGGCGCCGACGAGGCGGAGGCGGAGAAGCTCGCGCTGCTCGCCGACGAGGCGGCGATCGCGGAACGCACACTGCAACTCGGCCGCGACGAGGGCGAGGACGCGGCCGGCCGATAGTAGGCCATGCCTTCAGTCAAGCCAGCACGGATCCGAGCACTCGAGCGCGCCAAGCTGTTCCTCGGTGTGAAGGAGCAGCCGCCGAACTCGAACCGCGGCCCCTACGACCCGGTCAGGAAGGGCGGCATCGACGACTGGTGCCGACGCGCCAACGGCCTCGTCGGCTACCCGTGGTGCTCAGCGTTCGTGTGCGCCATGTTCGAGGACGTCGGCGCCTACATCCCCGAGCCCAGACGGGCGTCCGTCGGGTTCCTCGAGGCGTGGGCGGAGAAGGTCGGGGCGATCGTCCCGCGGCCGTGGAAGGGCGATCTCGTCTGCTACCGCTTCGACTCGGACGACTGGCCCGACCACATCGGCATCGTCGAGCGGCGGCTGACCGTTCCGTGGACTCGATTCGGGACGATCCTGACGATCGAAGGAAATACCGCCTACGGCGACGACGCGAACGGCGGCAAGGTGATGCGCCGCGCCCGCTCGGCCCGCCGCTGTACGTTCATCCGTGTCCGCGACGACCTCACAGACTGACGTGAACGTCGTCCAGATCTTCAAGGGCGGCGGACGCCAACCCTGGTATGTCCGTCTCGTCGCGTCGAACGGGCAGGTGCTCGCCGTCAGCGAGGGCTACCGGACGAAATGGAACGCGAAGCGGGGGGCGCGCCGCATGTACCCGGGCCTCACCGTCCGCGAGGTGAAGGCGTGAGCCCGCACGTCGACGTGGCCGACTGGCCGACGCCACGCCAGCCCGCGAGCCTCGGCGTGTTCGCCGGCCCCGTGGGGATGGCGGTGCAGGCCGACGGGGGGCCGCTCGGCCCCGTCGAGCACGCCGCAGGCATGAAGGCGCGGCGCTTCACCGCCTGCGTCCTCAACGCGTTCGACGGCGCCACCGACGTCCGCGACTGGCCCGTGTGGCGCACCGAATTGGAACGGCAGGGGATCCCGTGGGGCTGGTGGGCACGCTGCTACACGCCAGACGACATACGCAAACTGTGCCGTCTGACAGCCGAGTACGGTCGCACCGTCTGCGTCGTCAACTGCGAGAAGGAACTCGACGCAGGCGCGGTCACCGCCGCCGGGCTGCTTGCGGAAACCGATGATCTCCGCTCGGAGGGCGTCGAGTTCGGCCTCTCAACCGAGTCGCCGCTCTACCACAACGTCTCGTGGGAGCGGCTCAACGCGTTCGTGGTGATGCCTCAGGCGTTCGCCAACGAGTACCCGTCGAAGACCGCGTTGGGCGCGTACACGGAAGCGCGGGTGCGGGCCGCGAGGGTGAATGTCACCGTCGGCGTCTACCCCGTCCAGGGCCGCTCGCGGATGTCGATCGCGGACTACGGGCCGCTGCCTGCCGCGTGGAGCGTGTACCCCGTCGACCGGGTCGAAGCGTGGTGACCGCCGTCAGAGAGGAGACCTAGTGAATGAGCCGCCGAACGGCACGATCGCCTACCGCGTCCTTCGCCTGGAGCAGTGGCAGAGGGAGATCGAGGACTTGAAACCCGAAGTGTTGGCCGAACGCGTGAGCTCGATGAGGGCCGAGATGCGGCAGATGAAGTTCGCGTTCTGGGCGCTCGTCGTCGTCGTCGTCGGCGCCTCGGTTGGGTTGGCGGTCGCGATGTTTCAGCTGACGGCGGTGCCGGTGTGAGGTACGCCGCCGTGATCGCCGCCGCGCTTGTGATGGCTGCCGCGCTCGCGGTCGCCGCAGTCTCGATCGTCGGGGCCACCGGCGAGGCGGAGCGGGAGCGGGACGCGCTGATCCTGTTCGTGTGCGAGTCGGTGCGGATCCGCGAGGAAACCGATGATCCGTCGGCCGCCATCTTCCGCGCCCGCTTCAACCTGATCCTGGCCGGCCTCGGCGAAAACAGATGCGCGAAAGGAGACACACAATGACCTGGGGATTCTGGCTTGACACTGTCGAGCGGACCGTTCGCACAACCGTCCAGGCAGCCGCCGGAGCGATCCTGCTGTACCTGACGGGGATCATCGGCGAGGGCGGCTGGGACGCGATCAACTGGTCGACGTGCTGGAAGGCCGGCGCTGCGGCCGGGCTGCTCAGCTTCCTCACCGCTGTCGCCGCGAAGCCCGCTGGCGGCAACCGCGACTCCGCCAGCTTCATCGAACCGCCCGGCTAGCCCGCTCGGATCGGCATCGTCCTGCAGACGCAGCCGCCCCCCAGTTCGCACGCCGGGTTGGGCCCGCCCAACGGCATCACCCGCTCAAGCGCGGCCTGGGTGGCGAACACGCGCCCGTGCAGCATGTCGCAGGCGGGGCAGCAGCCGTCGGTGATGATCTCCCAGCCCGTGTCGACGTCATCCCAGGTGAGCGGCCGCGCGGGGTCAACGGGAAGCGGGCCAACCAGTCGCTCCAACGCGCGGCGGATCGCGTCGCCCGCACCGAAGCTCACGGGCAGGTCGCGAGCGGCCCGCCATCCGAGCCGAGTACCTGCACATGGTCGACGCCGCTTCCGAGGTTGAAGGCGCCCAGGCAGATGGTCCGTCCCAGCGCTCGGCCTTCCTCATCGGGGTAGATCTCCGTCCAGATTTGACCGGAGCCGAGCGCCACCTTGACTTCCTGCACATGCTGCCACCACGACACCTCGTACCCCGGCGTTCCATAGTTCTCCCGCACGTCCCTCACGAACGTGCTGGTCTGGGGCGGCGCGGATGTCGTGACGGGGGAGGTTTCCTCGGTCGGGGTCGTAAGCGTTTCCTCGACACGTTGCCCGTTGTCGCCACAGCCGGCGAGCGCGGCGACGATGGTCGAGGCGAGAACGGCCAGGGCTATTCGGGGCATGATCGGTCTGGGCATCTCGACTCCTCTGTGCCCGTGTGGGACGATCGCAGTGCCATCGGACGGGGGGAGGTCTGCGGCCGTGCTGCTCAACATCAGCGACCCGCATGATCGGGCGGCGCTCGATGCGATCCTGGCGGGAGTCATGATCCTGATTCGGGAGTCTCGTCTTGCGCTCGCCGCTGAAGAAGTGCCTGAGCCTCCGCCACCATCCTCTCCGCCTGTGCAAGCGCGGCGTCATCTTCGAGTAATCCCCGGGGGACGAGTAGACCGAGCAGGAACTCGATCGACTCCAGTCGCCTGAGAAGACTCAGCGAGACGACCTCGGCGAGGTCATCGGGGTCGACGTCGAGCACCGGGCCGAGGGCCTCCGCGCGCTCGCGCGTCACCCCCATCCGTCCCTTCTCGATGTTGCTGATCGTCGCGGGGTTCGCGCCGATTTGCTCCGCGACCTCCTTCTGATTCAGCCCCTTGGCTATGCGGGCTTCGCGGATCCGCCTGCCCTTCTCGATGTTGTCGCCGGTCGTCGCCACGACACGTAGCGTGGACGAACGCCCGCGCCTGTGCCACGAGTCGGGGACTTGACACGCTTCGCAACGTGTCGTATGATCGACACGTGACGCAAGCGCTGCAGGATCTCAACGGGTTGCAGGAGCGGATTCGGCTCGCGCCCGGCAGGCTCATCGGGAGCAGGATCCGGCAGGCGCGGCGGTCGGCGGAGCTGTCGCACGACAAGCTCGCGGCTCAGGTCGGAACGTCCCGGTCGCACCTGATCAAGCTGGAGAAGGCGTGGCACCGGCCCGGTGCCGTGCTGCTCGCGAGCATCGCCGAGGCGACGGGCAAGCCGGTCGAGTATTTCCTGGTCGAGGAGGCCGGGGAGCCGAATCCCTTTCCGGAAGCGTCCTGAGGCAGCGGAGATGCTCGACGTGCTCATCGACGCGTTGCAGGCCGCCAAGGACAAGGCCCGCGAGGAGCTGCGGCCGTGACCGTCCCGTCTCAGTGCGATCGTCTCCTTGCCGTGCTCGCGGACGGCGGCTGGCATTCGGTGCCGGAAATCCACTGGCTGATCGGCCCATGCAGATTGAACAGCCGCGCTGCCGAGTTGCGTGCGCGCGGTGTTCAGATCGTTTGTGAGCGCACGCCGGGCGTGTCCGGCCCGGGGGCCTATGCGTACCGGATCGAGGGCAGCGCGGGCTGTTGCGACACCGCTACGGGGCTGTTGAGCGGAGGGGACGTCAGTCACCATCGCATGAGGGAGGGCGTCCTCTCCGCTGAGCAGCCGCCGCCCCTGGCTGATCCTCTCCCCGGCGGCAGCTCCCAACTCGTGCTCGAGGTAGCGGCGTGATGCCGCGGTTCGAGGTCATTGACGCGATCACCGGCCGAACCGTGTCGCTGGCGATCACGGCGCCGGGGCCTGCGTCCGCTCTCTCGCATTACCTGACGCGAACCGCGTCGCGCTACCCGGGGACTGAACGCGTCGCGCCGCTGCACGCCCGCCGCCCGCCCGGCTCGCGGGTTCGGCATCTGACGGTGCGGGAGCTGTCGGCGTGACGGGCACGGTCGTGGCGACTGTCTTGGCGGCGGGCTGGTTGTACGCGGCCCTCAGCCGGAGACGCCGATGAGCGTCATGGAGCTTCCGCGGCATGACCACCGGCCGGAGCAGTTCCGGTGGCGCTGCTGGTTGTGCGGCGCGCCCGCGCTGCGCGTGTTGTGCGCGGCTCATACGTGGGCTGCGGCTGATGAGGAATCGACCGCCGACGCCCGCTCGAACTTGGACGGCTCGAGCGCGGGCGTGGGCACTGGAGGTCAAGTGTAGATGGACACGCTCAAGATCACCAAGGCCGACCTCGACGGCGACGGCTACTACACCGGTACCGCGCTCGACAGCGTGTACGACGGCCATATCGAGATCGCCGCTGGTCTCGGCTACGTCAGGTTCCGCAAGACGATCGCGGTACGCGGCAGGGTGGTCGCGCTCACCGGATCGGGCATCAAGGCCGGAGAGGGCATCGAGGCCGGAGCGGGCATCGAGGCCGGGTGGGGCATCGAGGCCGGGTGGGGCATCGAGGCCGGAGCGGGCATCAAGGCCGGGTGGGGCATCGAGGCCGGAGCGGGCATCAAGGCCGGGTGG